CTTTTTTTGATTTTGTGTGTGCGGCTTGATTTCGCGGGTGGGCTGGGCTGGGCGAATGGAGATCGGAGATTGAGGCAGATGAGTGAACCGATGTGCTTAGGAGGGTTGTTATGACGGCTAACGGGACCGGGGTTCGCACGACCACGCTGCGGATGCCGGAGTGGCTGGCGCAGGAGCTGGAAGTCATCGCCGATGTCGAGGGTATGACCCGGGCGGCGCTGACCCTGAGCGCGTTGACCGCGTATGCGAGGGCCCGCAAGGCCGATCCGCAGTTCCGGACGCGGCTGGCGGCGAAGATGGAAGAGAACCGGCGCCTGATGGAGCGCATGTCGACTGTGCGTCCGGAGAGGGGCACAAGGTGAGGGCGGCGGCGAAGGCGCACCTGGCCGTGGCCGCGCCACCGGAAGATCATCCGTCCGGGATCCGTACACCCCGCCGCCGGGTGGGCAAGGTGGAGGGTGCGGTACGCCGGGACCTGAAGCGACTGCCCAAGGCGCCGCCCGGTGAGCTGTCCTCGCGGGCGACCCTTTCCGAGGCGGCGCTGGTGCTGGCGCGGGCGATCGACGCGATGGGGACCAACAGCCCGTCCACTTTAGGGAAGCTGATTGATTCGCTGCGCCTGACAATGGACAGGATTGTGGAGGTGGCGACGGGTGACGCTGACAGCCCAGAGAGCGGATTCCAGGATATGGCTACCCCGGTATTCGACTCCCCGGACGCCTGATCGCCCGACGCTGGGCCCGCGCCTTGCGGAGGTCGCGCGGCGCCTCGGCAGGCCGTACATGCCCCACCAGCGCTATATCGCCGATATCGCCATGGAGATCGACCCGCAGACGGGGCTGCGCGCCTACGGGCAGGTGATCGTGCTCGGGCCCCGGCAGGCCACCGGCAAGAGCGAGCTCGTGCTCTCCGTAGCAACACACCGCTGTATCGGGTTCGCCCACACGGGCCCGCAGCGCATCCTCTACACGGCGCAGACCGCCGACGAGGCGCGGGAGAAGTGGCGCGATATCCACGTGGCCCGGCTGGGCAAAACCCGCGCGTTTCGCGACATGTTCCATCCCCGGCTGACCACAAACCGTGAGGCGATGATCTGGCGCAACGGTTCGATCTGGTCGCCGGGGTCCACGACCGGTAAAACGTCGGGAACGGGCGACACCCTCGATCTCGGGTTCATTGACGAGGCGTGGTCGCGGCCGGACGCGCGCACCGAGCTGGGCATGCGCCCGGCGATGCTGACCCGGCCGTGGTCGCAGCTGTGGGTCCTCTCGATGATCCCGGGGCTGTCGCGGGCGCTGCCGGGCACATGGCCCTACCTGAAACGCAAACGCGACCGTGGCCGGGCCCGCGCGGAGGCCGGGGTCAACCACGGAACCGCATTCTTTGACTTCTCAGCCCCCGAGGGCATGGATCCGGGCGACCCGGCCACATGGCGCCTGGCGATGCCGGGCCTGGGCATCACCGTCTCGGAGGCCAAGGTGGCCGAGGACTTCGAGGACTTCGACCTGGTCGACTTCTGCGCCGAATACCTGGGATGGGAACCCAAAGAGACAGTCGCGAAGTGGGCGCTGATCCGCGAGACGACATGGGACGGTCGACTGGATCCAGACTCCCAGATCGCCGGGCGGCCCGTGCTGGCGGCTGAAATCAGTGAGGATCGCTCGCGCGGCTGGATTCTGGCAGCTGGGCGCCGCTCCGATGGCGATATTCACGTGGAGGTAGTCGAGCCGGGCTACCGCATCCCGGTCGACGCGCCGGGGGTGGAGTGGGTCCAACCCCGCCTGATGGAGATCATCGAGGCGCAGGATCCCTACGCCGTGGTCATCGACGTGCGCCGCCAGGCCACCTCGCTGCTGGTGCCGCTGCGCAATGCCGGGGTCAAGGTCCTCACACCCAATCAGAACGAGATCGCGGCCGCGTGTGGCCGGTTCTATGACGCCACGGGCGAGCTGCGTAAGGAAACCCTTCGGGATCCGGCCACCGATGAGCCCATCGTCTACACCGGGCCGATGCTGTGGCACACCGGCCAGCCCGAGCTTGATCGGGCGCTGGGTCAGGCGCGGCCGCTGCCGATGCCGGGCGGCTCGTTCACGTTCGTCAAGCGGGGAGTGTCTTCCGAGCTGGGCCCTTTGTATGGTGTGGTGTTAGCCATGCTCGGCGAGGACACACTGGGCGAAGACGACTATGACGTGCTGGACACGGTGGACTCCAGCCGCCGCTGTGTGCGCTGCGGCAAAGCCATTTACCCCAGGGACGCCGGTTGGTGGCATGCTATGGATGATTCCCCCGCCTGCGAGGAGCCCCGATAGTGAGCCGTACCGTGGTCGCCGTACTCGATGCTCTCGGAGCGCTGGCGATCGCGGCCGGAGTCAGCGTCCTGCTCTACCCGTTCATGGGATTTGCGTGCACCATCGGCGGCGGGATCATCCTGCTGGCAAGCGCGCGGCTAATCGAACGCGGCGCCCGCGACGAGGAAGGGGCCGAAACGTGAGCCTGTTGCGCGGATTCGCCCGCCGCGACGCGGTATCCAATGTCGACGGCCCGCTGATCCCGTCGCGCGGGTCCGGTGGCCGCAAAGGCTCAGTGGTCGTCACCGACGAGTCCTCGATGCGCCATTCCGCTGTCTGGGCATGCCTGCAGACCCGCGCCGGTCTAATGTCGACATTCCCCCTTGACGTGTTCACCAAGGTCGGCAAAGTCCAGATCGAAAGGCCCACGCCGCCGGTGCTGCTCGCGCCCGGCGGCGAAGAGTGGGACTACATGGACTGGATGTACGCCTCCCAGATGGATTTGGACCGTGCCGGTAACGCGATCGGGCTCATCACGGCCCGCAACGCGCTCGGGCTGCCCTCACGCATCGAGCTGCAACCCATCTCGGCGTGCACCATAATCCAGGACCGCGACGGCACGGTCAGCTACCGTATCTTCGGCGAGAAGTTCAGACGCGACCAGGTGTGGCATGAGCGCCAATATGTGATGGCCGGGCTGGCCGCCGGGCTGTCCCCGCTGGCCTACGCGGCCTGGTCTGTGGGCGAATACCTCTCCATGCAACAGTTCGCGCTGGATTGGTTCGGCGGCGCCGCCGTACCCAAGGCGCGGCTTAAGAACACCGACCGCAAAGTGGTCGACGCGAAGGAAGCCGGGATCCTCAAAGACCGGTGGAACGCCACGGTTAGCGACGGCGACTTGTTCGTGTACGGGTCCACGTGGGAATACGACATGGTTCAAGCCGAGCAGGCGGGCATGGAGTGGATCGAAGGGCGCCGTTTCGGCCTGACCGACATCACCCGGTTTCTGGGCTGCCCGGCCGACCTGATCGACGCCGCGATTTCCGCGCCGGGCACCGTCACCTACGCGACGATCACCCAAAGAAACCTGCAATTCCTGATCATGCAGTTGGGTCCGGCGGTCAACCGGCGGGAGAAGAACCTGACCAAGCTGCTGCCGAGGCCGCGTTTCGTCAAGCTGAACACTGATGCCCTGCTGCGCATGGATCCAGCCGCGCGCGGCGAGGTCATGAACGCGGCCATCGACAAGCGGCGCCTGACGGTCAGCGAGGCCCGCGAGCTGGATAACCGGCCGCCGCTGACACCGGATCAAGAGGCCGAATATGTGCGGCTGTTCGGCGCGCCGCGCGTGGCCCCGGCCACCGGCACCGCCTCGCTGGCCGCCGGGCCAGACCACACAGACACAGACATGGCCGCCGCCCCGATACGGGTTCTAGCGCACGTGGGCGGCGCCGCCAAGGCAATCGAGTCAGGCCCACCGGCCGCCTGGGAAGGGGCAACCTGATGTCCAATATCGACGACCAGCAGGCCGAAAGCGTCCACGTGCGCCGCCTGCAGGGCCGCGTGGGACGCACAGCGGCGCGGCTGATCGAGCACGCCGAACGTTTCGGGCTCACACCCCGGCAGATGTCGCAAGTCAAGCTGCCCTGGTATGAGATCCGCGAACCGGCGCCGCTCGCGCCGGGCGAGTCACGCGACGGCCCGTCCACCGCGACCGTGTTCATCTATGACGAAATCGGCGGCTCGATGGGGGTCAGCGCGAAGAAGTTCGCCGCCGACCTGGCCGCGCTGGACGTGGAACAGATCAAGGTGCGGATCAACTCGCCCGGCGGCTCCGTATTCGACTCGATCGCGATCTATAACGCCCTCAATCACCACCCGGCGCGGATCATGGTGTATGTCGACTCGCTGGCCGCCTCGGGCGCCTCGGTCATCGCCATGGCCGGGGACGAGATCGTGATG